ACTCATCACGTAATGCATCTTGAAAGCCCATCAGATATTCAGCTATGGGACCTAATTCTTTTCGTGTATATATTACCTTAGTCATGAAATTATTTATCTTAGTGATAATAATCTCAAATGTTTGAAGACATTGATATACATCCAACCAATATCAAACTCAAACCACTTTCTGCTTAATTTTGGATTAGCTGGTTCTAGATGATGATTATTATGAAGTTCTTCTCCGCCAATTATAATACCGACAGGAATAATATTTGTACTACAATCTTTACTATTGCCGTTGCGATAACCCCACTTGTGCCCTACTCCATTTATAACTCCGGCTGCCCAAAATGGAATCCAAATCATTTGTATCACCCATATCAAAATACCAATAGCACCAAATAACAAAATATTTGCTAACAACATCAACACTACCCCTGCATAATTATAAGGAGTGTATATCTTTTTTTCTAGCCAATCATCAGGTGTTCCTTTGCCAAAGTTCACAATCATTTTAGCATTTTTACCTGCTATATAATAATAGTATACCCCTTTGAATAATATGTTCCAAATGCCATAGATTACAGGACTATGCGGATCACCGTCTTTATCAGTTGAACTATGATGTTTTCTGTGTATAGCGACCCATTGCTTAGTAATCATTCCGGTAGTAAGCCACAACCAGAAACGCATAAAATGACTTAGTATCGGGTGAAAGACTAAGCCTTTATGTGCTTGACCTCTATGTAAAAATAGGGTAACACATACTATAGTGATGTGTGTAATTATTAAAGTGTATAATATTGCGTTCATTAGATATTTAACCCAAAAAAACATAGTCTATACGTTAGCTATTACTATATGTGTAAGACATTTTTAACCAATAAAAAAGAGCACCGAAGTGCTCTTTGATTCCTTCCCGTAACACAGACAGTAGTCTGTGCTCCCGAACAAGAAGATTTCTTGATTATTGGAATGTCAAGTTCTGAACAGCGATTTCACCAACATAGTCAGCCGCGTTACCGAAGCTAGATGCAGTGTTAGTCAATTCAATGTAACCATAACGTGTCATGAATGATACGACTGGTTCGAATGTTGACGGATCTAGAACAACACCAGAACTCATCAATGGAATGTATGGGCAATAGAATGCTGCCGCATCAGTCTCAGATGAACCCTTGTATCCAACTAGAACAGGTGTTGTGTCAGGAGCATAAGAGTCAACGAAAACTCTCATTGCGCCGTTCAATGTACCAACAAACTTAGTGTTTGTAGGTGCTTCGAATGTACCTTCTGTAGTACGAGCAAAAGCAGAAGTAGTTGCAGACTGTAGAACAGTCAAGGCAGCACTAGATACAACAGCCCAGTTACCAGCACCACGACGGGTACGTTGAGCGATCAAGTTAGCAACACGGTTGATTAGAACAGCTAAAGCAGCGTGTTCGTCACCAACGTAAGTAGCTGTACCAGATACAGTAGCTTGGTTGTATGTATACTCTGTAGATGCTAGAGTACGTAGAGATAACAAGATTTCTTGGTCAATCTCAGCAGTAATTTCTTGTGCTAGAGCGGCCATGATTTCTGCTTCAACGTCAATACCATGTTGGCTTTGAGCGTCTTGAGCCGCTTCAAATGTCCAACGTGCTTGCAACTTACGTGACTTAGCTTCAACAGCTTGACGCAAGATTTGTACGCTGATTTGCTTACCACCGTTACCTTCAAGAGCCGCTGTATTATTAGCAGTGTAGCTTGAAGAAGATGAGTCAGCTTGTGGTGTACGTGAATATGCCTGTGCAATTAAGAACGGGCTTAATGCTTCTTGACCAGCTGTAACAGAAGTTGCGGCTGCAGAAGTGTCAGTCAATGACTGAGCATAACGTACACGTAATGTGTGGATTTGACCAACTGGTCCTGTCATTGGCTGAACGCCTACCAATTCGTTAGCGATAACGGTTGGCATAACACGACGGATAACTGGTAGAATAACACGGTTTAATGTAGCGATGTTACCTGCAGTTGTAGTACCAGCTGAAGATTCAGCAAGTAACTGTTTTTTGGTGTTTTCTAAAATAACACCCATTGTTGAACGGCGAGTTCCTTTTAAGCCTTCTAACAGAGCTTCTTTGGTCTCGTCCCAACGGCTTTCTAAGAGTACTTTTGACATTTTATATTTCTCCTAAATCTATGTCTTTATTTTTAAAGCCCTGCCAGACGTTTAATATCAATTACGTTATCACGTGCTTCGACTTCAACTTCTTTTTTGGCAGTTTTATTACCAGTTGCTTCTACAATACGTTCCTTGACAATCTTTGTAGATTTGTCAGCTCCGGTATTCAACACTGCTGGTAAATACTTATCAAAAGCGGCTTGCAACTTAGTTGTTTGCACACTTTCTAGTAAGCTCTGCATTACAGATGCCTTTTCTTCGTTTAGAGTAGACAATAGTTCTCCCATTGCTTTCTCACGTTGAACCGACTCTTTAATAATGCGAACTTCACGTTCCTTACTTTCAACTAACTTTGCAGTTTGGTTTACTTGTTTCTTAGCTTCAGCTAATTGAGAATCTTTCTCTACTAGTTGAGCTACCAATTTGCGAGTTTCAGATTTCTCATTTAAGTGAGTAACACTGAATTCACCTGCAAATGCTTCAAATAGACGACGACCAAAATTGTTCTCACGAGCAACTTTAATGTCTTCTTTCAATTGGCTCATTTCACCCTTTAGATGAGATGTTACAACCGTATTCAATCTCTTAGCACTTTCAGCCACAAAGCGTGACTTCAATGCTTCAAGTTGTTTACGACCTTCAGCAACTAACTTAACCTTAGCTTCAACAACTGCTTTCTTATCTTGTGAGAATTCTTTAATTTCTCTAGACAATGCATGAACAACGAATTGTTCTAGTTTTTGTTGACTTTCTTTTTGAATCTTACGGTCACTGCGTAGTTCTTTGATTTCTTCGGCTAGTTTAGTAACCATGAAATCATTGAATTTTGTTGCAGATTCACGTAATTTTGATTGTGCTTTCACACGGTCTTCGTTCATTGCTTGCTTCTCAGAGCGAAATTCTTGAATTTCTTCTGATAGGCTTTCTGTAACCATCTTATCAAGGGCTTCAACCATTACGACTCTATCGTGTTCGTAACGTTGTGCAAATTCTTCACGTAATTCTGCACGTACTTGTTCTCGGGCTTCATTTAATTTTGTTTCCCAAGCTTCGTTAAGAGCTTGACCAACATCTTCATTGATTAGTCCACCGTCAAGTAATGGTTTGATAGCATCAAACATGCTTATTCCCCTTTATTTGATTTTCAAGTCTTTGATGAGGCGCATTACTTCCTCTTTCAAATACTTTTCTACTTTTTTGTCGCCCTGAACATCCTTAGCGATATCCAACATTCTATGACCATGACGCATATTCATCATACCTTCATAGATTGCTTTAGGATAAGCGTTAGGTGCGCTCGGTTGAGCAACAATATCCACAGTGACTATTTCAAAGTCACTGACATGGCCATTCATGTCGTTAACGTTTCCGCTACCACGACTTGATACACCTAGTTTGACACCACTCTCCAACATGGTAGACACAAGTTGTCCCATTGGAGTTGGTAAAATCTTTAATTTGCCGAAGCCGTTTGCCCCGTCCATCCACATAGATGTAATCATATGTGACACACGGTCTAAGTTGATTTTTAAATCATCTGGATGATCGACTTCACCTAAGACTGAATAGCCTTCTGAGATTTGACTGTTAAGAGTTTCTACAGCATTGGTAATTTCGGAAACGGGGTAAACACGCTCATTAGCATTCTTTACCCCGCCCTGAATAAAAATCCCCTTCATATAAAGGGACTTTTCTTTGCCTTCACCTGACGACTCAACGACCATGCTAGCACGGTCGAATGTCAAGTGTTCTTTGAGATACAAAGCCATTTCTCTCAGATCCTGTTAGATACGTCTTTTAGCTGGAGTATTACGTGACTCAGCTACTGGGCTACGTACTTTACCTGCTTCATCTTTAGTAACTGGCTTAGGTGTAGATTCACCTTTTTCACTAAAGTTGTTCTGAGCAGGAGCATTCTTAAATGATCCAGCACCTTTTACAGACGTTTCACCTTTTGTATAAGCATTGCTTGGAGCTTTTGGGCTTGTAGGAACAGACTCAGATGCACCAGAGAATTTAACTGGCTTAGAATCCATTCCAGCTTGACCGCTGTTTACTAGGCTTGGGCTCTTTGTTTGAGCGCCATTATCACCCATGTTACCGTACTTGTTGTATGTTTGACCACCAACTTGCTTTAACTGTACAGCTTCCATCATAGCTTCTTCGCCGCCCATGTCTTCTTCGCCGCCGAATTCTTCTTCACCACCGAAGTCTTCTTCGCCGCCCATGTCTTCTTCAGCGTCACCACCCATGATGTCTTCAAACTCAGCCATTAGCTGGTCTAATTTATCTTCTAAGTCAACAACACGGTCTTCCAAGTTCTCGCCTGCATCGCCTTCAACATCAGCTTCTAAGTCACTAGTGAAATCTTCACCGTCTTCTTCAGCTTCGTCATCAAATTCAATATCAGCTTCGTCATCTTCAGTCATGCCGCCGGCTTCTTCAGCATTGATTTCGTCAAGTAGATCACCTACTTGTCCGCCCATGCCTTCTTGCATTTCGTCATCCATCATTCCTTCATAGATTTCGCGGCTTTTTTCAACCACGATATCATGGAACAATGCACGTGCTTGTTCTTCGTCCTCATTAATGATTAAATTAATAAGTTGTTCAAATTTTTTGTTATCCATTGTTTGGTTCTCCTAAGTAGAATGGCTTTGTAGAATTATTTAGTGTGTATCATGGAAAACAGCACAATAAGTGCTGTTTTTTTACGTTTTCGTTCAGAATAACATTTTTACTGTTAAATTGTCGGAGTTTCTGCTCCGGCAGCGGCTGCTGCCGCACCGTATTGCTCATGAACTTTCTTCATATACTTCTGTTTTTCGTAGTTACGAACATCTAACATCTTTCTTAACTTACGAATTTGTTTTAATGTTAGTTTTGTTTTACGGGATTCACGCCACTTAGGCTTACTGTTATCAGCAGATAAATCCTGATAACCTTCTACAGCGGCGTCAAACATCTCAAATAATTTCATGTTAGTATTTATCTTTTTACATTCCGTTTCCAGCGGGAGCAGGAGTTCCACCTGCCATGCCGCCTGTAGCCGCATCGCCTACTGGGCCTGCAACAGCACCGTCAGGCATTGCACCTTCTTCTGGCGGAGCTTCCATGTCTGTCGCTGTTTGTTCATCTGTTTCTAGATCACCAACTGATACACCCACACTACGTAAGTCTGATCCTGCAGGATCATTATCAGATTCTTTATTATTTTCTTCACGCCACATAGTTTCGTTCTTAGAAATTTCTTCTTCAGTAAGACCTAAGAAACGTTCCAATGCAAAACGTTTAGAGATATACGGGTACTGTTCAATCGCAGTGAATGAACTGATACGTGCAGTATCTAATTCACTTTGACGATATGCGGCAAAGTTTTGTGGTGGATTGAATGTTAATTGGAATAGACCTGAATCAATGTTGAAGCCTCTCCAACGCAAGAATAATTTAAATTCCTCATCTAACTTCATTGCCAAATAGCTTTGAAGACGTTCACAGTATTGATTGAAACGGAACTCTTGAATCATCGCAGTACCAACACGACCGTCACTTAATGGAGTTGTGTTATCATCTGGCCCTGTAGGAAGATAGCTACTTGGTACTCGCAAGCCACGAGCTAACCTATTGTTGAAGTAGCGTAAGTCATCAATCTCTCCCAAATTTTGTCCACCGGGTAATACTTCAACACTTGATCCTCTGCCGTCAGCAGTGACTGGGAAGAAGTAATCTTCGTTCATTGATAATGGGTTATAACTAGCGTCAACTACACTAGAACCTCCATATATTGATGGAATTCTACGTTGATGAATTTCATTCTTTATTCTCTCCACAAAAGCCATAGCCATGTGACTTGGCATATTACCAACGTCAATTTTAAACATTCTACGTTCAGGCGCACGTTGTACACGATAGATAAGAACAGCATCTTCAAGCAATTCTTTTTGCTTATAGACTTTGAAAATGTTTTCCAATACTGATTGTCCAAAGGGCCAGAAACGATCCAGACCCTCTGTCAAACTTAGATGGACTACATGTTTAGCATCTATGGCTGACTCGCTCTGGCCCAAAGTGAATCGACTACCTGTTGTGTTGTATGGCATACTTGGTGCAGTGTATCCACCACTACCTCCTGAGCCTCCGCCGCCTGTACCACCTAAACCTGTTGCAGGATTAGCCGCAAAGTCTGTGTTAGTCTTTTGAGCCGCAGATAAGTTTTGTAAGTTAATATTAATGTCTTTGATAACATATTGTTCCGGCTTCTTACCTTCACTTTCATTAACAATAACTTTAATAATTTTAGTCATGTCAATCCAGTACAACTTAAAGTTCTCTGGATCTCTCACAAATACTTGATCGCCAAATTTGATAGTGTTTCTAAAAATCTTAAAAACTCTAGTATCAAATTCGTTTAGTTTACACCACTGTTGCAATTGAGTCTTTAATAACTCAACTTCGTGTTGAGTAGGTTCTTCTTTGAATTCAAATGCAAAAGGTGTTTTGTTATGTTCATTTTTCTGAGTACTGAACTCAGAGATAATATCTAAACAAGCGTTGATTTCTGCATCAACGTCCATCATCTCATACTGGTTGTAACGCTCAATACGGTTTGGGTGACCTGTATATACTTCTGGAAGACGACTTCCATAGTTCTTATATCCAAACTGGTCATTATTCCATCCACCTGTATCAGACCCATTTTGTCCGGGGCTACCATTCCAGGCACCTGGATTACTATTGCCGCCTGAGATTGGACTGGAGATACCACTTTTGTTTAAAAAACGTTTTTTATATGTCATAGCGTAGTATTTAGCGTTAAGCTTTAGAATACTTTAATAATTGCTCTTGGGTGCTATGACTATCACTTAGTTTATCTATCATATCATCCATTTTTTCTTCCATCATTTCCATCAGTTTAGCAATCATATCTGCGGTAGCTGTATCACTTGATTGTGTATTATTAGTGTTTTGTTGATTAAAAACAGATGATAATTCTTGTTTATCTACCTTGTCTTTACCATCAAACATCTTGGATACATCTGGAGTAGGAATAACCATTTCTTTACCATGCAACGTAACATCGTATCCTGAATTTGGCCCGTTAAACATGCCACCGTCACGTGCTTGGAAGTGTACTGGATCGTTAGGTACTTTTTGTGATAACCCTTGTTTGTTAAATGCGGCTATAGCGGCAGGATCATTGTAATTTTGTATATCAACTGCTTCGCCTTTTTCGTGCAAACTGCGCCCAGGTTTACCAACTGGCATGCCGGTTTTACCACGTGCAACCCAGTCATCATACAATCTTTGTTGATCTGCTGGATCTCGCTTGGCACTGTTCAGTTGTATAATTTTACCGGTACTTGCTTTATACTCCTCAGCGGCATTGAGAACAGCAGTTTTAATACCACTGTTTAATCCGTCAAATGCTTCTTTGCTTCCTGACTTAGCTGTGAATTTTATTACATCTTCAGGTTTAATCTTACTAGCTGTATCGGTTGAGCCGTCTGGTGGTTGCGGTGATAAAGGTGGTGGTGACGATCCTGCTTTACCACCACCGCTACTAGACGGAGCAGTAGCTTTACCACCTCCACCAGATGGGGCAGTTGCACCTCCACCAGATGGGGCTGTAGTGCCGGGGCCAGACGGGGCAGTAGCTTTACCACCTCCACCAGACGGGGCAGTAGCTTTACCACCTCCACCAGATGGGGCTGTAGTGCCGGGGCCAGACGGAGCAGTAGCTTTACCACCTCCACCAGATGGGGCTGTAGTGCCGGGGCCAGACGGAGCAGTAGCTTTACCACCTCCACCAGATGGGGCAGTTGCACCTCCACTAGTACTCGCGCCACTAATTCTCTTATAAATTTCTTCTAAGCGTTTTGCTTTATCTTCAGATGATCCTGGTTGATCTTTTACAGTAGCAATGTTTGATAAATCATTAATAGCTTGTGTCAAATCTTCCATTGCTTTTTTGGTTGACAAATAAGTTTTGTTTAGCGTATCAGTTGCTTTAGTAGAATCTTTTCTAGCTTCAATTTCTTTGTCAGCAATAATTTTAGCTACATTTCCTGCCTCCGGAGAACCTGCAACTGGAGCACCTGCAACTGGAGCACCTGCAACTGGAGCACCTGCAACTGGAGCACCTGCAACTGGAGCACCTGGAGCACCTGCAATTGCTGGTTTATCAACCATAGATTTGCCTACACTCTTACCTACTTTTTCACCTACAATTTCACCACCTTTACTACCTAACCAACCACCAACTGCCGCCCCTAACAGTCCACCAATAAGAGTTCCTACAACCGGTACTACTGAACCGATTGCGGCTCCAGCGGCTGCTCCTCCCCAAGCGCCGGCTGCGCCGCCGGCCGCTTGACCAACACCTGTTCCAACGGCTTCTGATTTCTTAACAGTACCTTCGTCTTTAGTTAGTTCACCCGATTTAACTTTTTCATCTACATCTTTGGCACCTTGATATGCAGTCATTGCTCCAGCACCCACTGCTATTACACCGGCTGCAGGTCCTGCTACCCTACCCAATGCAGACGCACCTTTACCCAATGTACCAAGCATGCCGGCGCCTTTGGTTGCAGTAGCGCCTGCTTTAACAAATCTACCATCTGGTCCGCGAGGCGGTGTCGGTTTGCCTTTTCCTCCAGTTTTATCTGTACCTTTACCTTTACCCTTGCCATCTCCTAATAAGTCACCGACTTTACCCAATGCGGCTTTACCAGCCATAACAGTTAATGCAGTAGCGGCGATGGCAGCAGCCGCGGCTAGTGCAGTGGCTGCAATTGTAGACGCATCAAACCCTTTCAATAACGGGTTCATAGAAGCTATTAATTCATCTACTTTTAATTTAGCCGAACGTTCTGCTTCTGTTAACTCGTTACGTGCAACTTGCGCAGGATCTGTTGCCGCTGGGCCTTTATTATTTTTGTTGTCTTCAACTGCTTGTCTGCCGCCGGCTGCAATTTCAACCTGTGTCTTGTCGTTAGTTGAACGCTTAGTAAAACCGGCAATAGTTTGTTCAGTTAATCCAGTTGCTTTACGTAATTCGTCTGAAAATGCAAGTGCAGTACGATTATTTTCAAGCATTGTTTTTGCTTTTTTATCGTACTCATCAATAAACTCACCTTGCTTATACTGACCTTTCTTGGCTGCATCAATCTGTTTCTGAACGTCTACACCTAATACAGCCATATTAGCTGATTCTTTGGTGATAGCTCCAGTTAAATATTGCATTTGAACTGCGGCTGTTTTTGCAGGATCTCCTAATGCACCAACGTCATCAATAAGTTTCTTTGCGGCTTCTTTTTCAGCATCAATCCGCTTAACCTTATCAGTGTCTCCGGCAGCTTCAGCGGCTTTGCGATCCATAGCCCATTTGTTTTCCATCAACTTCCACTCATATGTGGCTCTATTGACTTCTTGCTGTTTCTTCATCTCCTCAACGTTCTTACCTGACATTTCGGCAAGAACAACAAGGTTCTCAGCATAAGCTAATGACTGTCTACGTAATGATTCACCTGTCTTTTCTGATTTAGATAAGCCGGCGCCGGACTTCTCTAATAATGAAACATAGTCAGCTTGTGCTTTAATTCTAGCTTCATCATCAAACCCCAAACGTTGAAATGCCATTCGCTGTTCTTTTGTAACAGCGGTCATTTCTGTAAATGCTTTTACACCATCTGATGAACTATTACCTAATATAGTTAAGCCGCCGCTCAAGCTTGTCATTGGCTTGATTAACTTGTCCATCTGATCGGATGCTAGACCAGCTTTGGCTCCCATCTGTCTAACTTGTTCAGCAGAGAACTTGTTAGCGGCACCTGTTTGACTGATTTTATCTGTAGCTTTTAATAAATCATCCGCTTGTTTAGTTGCCATTTCGGCAACCATAGAGAAGCCTTTGATGACACCACCTAAGATAGTACCCAATATACCAAAGTTTTTACCTAAACTGAGTGCGGCATCACCTGCATTCTTTATCGTATTATTGTATTTTTCAAATCCGTCTTTACCCGACAACACTGCGCTTGTCATTGATGTCAAGGCAGCAGTACCAGAAGTTGCGGCTTTAGAAAAATTAGCCATAGCCTCGGCGTATTTTCTAGACATTTCTGCGTTGATTTTTTCTGCTTCGGTTGTTTCTTCAATACCTCTTTGCAGAGTTCTCAATGATTTTGCGGCTTCTGTCGCAGACAACGTAGAGTCTTTCATTGACTTGCCCGTGCCCGTCATGTTACTCATCATGGCTAGCATGGCAGCGGCCATCTGCTCGTTTCGCTCAGACATTTGACGCATTGAATCGTCAAGCTTACGAACCGTTTCGTTCAGATTGTCCATATTTTCATTATTTTCAGCCATGCATTTTTACCCACTAAATATGTTTTATAATGTATTTAGTATTGGGCTAACTACTACTTTTTAACACAAGGACAACGAATGACAATTTCAAATAACCCCCTAAGACAGTATTTCCGCAGACCTGCGATTTATCTAAAACTACCTAGTGGTGGCGCAGGATATAAACCCGGGGTAATGGATGTTCCAGAAACTGGTGATCTACCAGTGTATCCAATGACTGCAATTGATGAAATCACTGCTAGAACACCTGATGCATTGTTTAATGGAACAGCCATGGCCGAGCTTATTAAAAGTTGTATCCCGGATATTAAAGATCCTTGGGCTGTTAATAGTACAGATTTTGATGCTATACTAGTTGCTATCAAAGCCGCAACCAATGGTAATAGCATGGATATTACTACTATATGTCCTGAATGTAATGAAGTAGCTGACTATGGAGTAAACTTAGTTGGATTGTTGTCAGGCATGAAGGCCGCAGATTATAATCAAGCATTACAGATAAATGAGTTAGAAATCAAATTTAGACCATTAACATACAGAGAAATGAATCAGGCTGCTCTTGGTCAATTTGATGCACAGCGCACATTTGAGTCATTAGAATCTGAAGAAAACATAGATGTTCGCAATAGAAAAACTCAGGAAGCTGTAAAAAGTATTACTGAATTAACTATGAAGATCCTAGCACAAACAATAGAGTACATCAAAACTCCAGGAGCTGTTGTATCAGAGTATGACTACTTGCTAGATTTCTTAACTAATTGTGATAAAAACATGTATGTTTCAATACGTGATTATAATGCACAACTAAGAGAAAGCACTCAAATTAAACCATTAAAATTGAAATGTATACACTGTCAACATGAGTATGAACAAGCATTTACTTTAAACACATCTGATTTTTTCGCATGAAGCTTCTACGCCTTGACCCCGGAGGCGTACAGAAGCTGTTAGATGAGATGGAAAAAGATTGCAGTGATATAAAGAAAAATGCATTGAGTCTAGCGTGGTATATGCGGGGTGGTATATCCTATGAGGATGCGCTCAACATGTCCATGGATGAAAGAATTCATATTAATGAATTGATTGAGAGTAATTTGGATATTACTAAGAAGTCACAGTTACCATTCTTCTAACCGTAATATTTCATTTATCTTATCGGGTTTCATTTAGAGATGAACTTCGTTCATCTAACTCATTCGTACTTCGTACTCATTCGTTATTTCTTACGGTTAATCAGATTAAACTCATACGGGATATGATTGCCGCTTAGAAGCCATGGTAGTGCTATTAAGCACTACCAATGGTAAAGGGAATATGCCATGCCCGTCATCCTTTGTTATCTTTTCCCCGTCTAGTCAGCTATTTGATGCTACTAAACGCTACCGGTTACACTGTAAAGTTTATGGGACTGTAGTGAAGCTGTCAAGTTTTTATGTTGATTCTTCTGTAACGCACATTCTATATCGCAAAGATAAAGTAGATATAGACTTGTTAGAGGTTCGCTTTTCCGATTGCCTCTTCGGTATTCCATAGTTATCGCTAACTATGCTTACTCCAGATCCGTCAGCACAGCACAATCTGTACAAACTCAAGGAGGTCCTGCAGCCAGGACAACGAATTTTTATATTAACTTAATTTATTTGTGGAATTTGTATTGGGGTTGTTGTAAAGGTAATAGTTGACGTGGTGTCTGTTTTGCCCGAATATAGTTTGAGAAGGTCTCTGTTGTGTTTGAAAAAGTCATTAAACTCAATGATTAGCCAATCACCGAATTTACTTGAAGAATAATACATAAAGTTATCAGTTTTCCAAGTAGCGCCGCATTGCACAGCGACATAACGACCTTTGCGGTTAAACTTCATAAACAATAGATTCACATCACCTTCTTCGGCAACATCCATCAATTGTTCAATCCAAGTATTTAACTGCTTACACTCGCCTGCAAGTACTAAGTGAAAAGGAAAATCAGCATAAAACTTGCACTCAATGTTCATTTTACTGAAACTTTGACCGGGTACAATGTCGCCCTTAAAAGAGCGAATCTGACCCTCATGCAAGAATTCTGTGCGTGATTGATTCTTTCCACCCACATAAGCTCCTGATCCTGGTGCACGAATAAAACTCTCTCCGTAAATATCAGAAAGAAATTTAGCGACCTCTCGTTCAAAACCTGAACCTTTTGCTTTTTGTGGACTTGTCATGCTAATACTTATCGCTGTATAGGGGTACTTGCATTTTTCCACTGATTGTCAAAGTGTATCATGTTACTAGGGCTAGTAGTAGTACGGTCATCACATAATCTATGACAAGGTGTAAATGGTTTATCGGTATTCCAAGAATCAGTTATTGTTTTAAAATTAGGAGATTTTATAGCTTCTCTAATTTCTTGAGTAAGTGTTGGGCCACCGTCGTACATATAACAACAAGGAAGTATATCACCATTAGAAGTAACAAATATACTTTTTTCGTCTAATGCTCTACATTTAATCATTGGTATTCAATTCCCTTAGGTGGCTTGAAAGTTTTACGCAAGTGCATGAATACAGGTTTATTCATACGATGACTAACTTTAGTTCGGAAACCTACAAAGCCCATGTCACTTGCTATTCTCCTAGCTTCTTCTACTTGGTGTTCATTGTATTCAAATACTAAAAATTCCCAATGCGCTTTACCACCTGCGGCTATAAACGCAGAAGCATTTTTCATTATCTTGTCAAAGTCAGTATTTACCCGATATATATGATTTGTATCTTTTAACCCGTCAATACCAAAATAACACTCATCACCAAACTCAGACAATACACTACCTAGTTCTCTCCACCAGGATGTGTTACGCAGTCCACCGTTTGTATGCATACATAATCTGATGGAATTATTTACTTGCCTAAAGTATTTAAATATTTCAATACATTCAGGAGCGGCAGCCGGGTCACCGTAGTTACCGCACATGAACATATACTCTAGGTTCTTGATAAACTGTTCGTTGAATAACTGTTTTATTTGTTCTAAAGATAATGATTTGGGATCAGTGTCTTTATTAAATTTTGGATCAATTTCTCTGCCACACATAGGACAAGCCGCGTTGCAAACACTACTTGTTTCTAGATGTAGAGTTTTAATACTATCAAGTTCAAACATCTGACATCTCGCTATCAGTACTATATGACGTAAAGCCGTTTTCTTTGATAACTTTGAGTACGTTAGGTACACGACCGGCAAGTTCTTCTCTATGTGATACTAGCCAAATACTCTTGTGACGACGGCGACTCATATCTTTTAGAATTGCTAAACTGTTCTCTACACCCATTGTGTCAAGACCACTGTCAATCAATTCGTCAATAAATAGAGTATTGATCGGTGCGTATAAGTTCTCCCATACATCACGGAAAGCAAAACTCAAGCCAAGAATCAAACGATTGCGTTCACCACGACTTAAATTATCAAAGTCAAGTTCACGACCTAACTCAGTTATTTCAACTGTCAAGTCGTTCTTAAAGATAACATTATGTGGCAAGCCAATCTTGTCTAAGTAATGTGTCAATCGTGCATTCAAATAACTCAAGTTTTGGTCAATAATCTTCTTACGAACAAAACTGTCTTTGCTAGTCAGTAAGTCAAGCAAGAACTTTTGATGTTCCATAGCTTTGGTGATCTCGTTAATCTTATCAAATTTTACCTCTTGAAGTGCCTGAGCCTCCATTTCGCCAATTTGTTCTTGATAAGGATCAGATTCCTGTGCTTTACTCTCAATTTGTGATAAGATAGATGAGACCTTTGATCGGTGCTCTACTGCTTGTGTTTCAGTATCGTAATGAGTAGACGGCTGCTTACCTAAAGTGAAACTAGGCGTGTCAAAAAGCTGTTCACTAAAGGGGTTATTCTCACTAGATTTTTCGTCAATCTGCTTTTTGATGTTATCAATTTCTGTTGACTGACGTACTGCTTCAGCCTCTGTTTTATAATGTATAACAGGTTTGTTTCCTACTTCAATAGGTCCTGCAACCAATTCATCAAGTTGGAACTTTAAGTCATCTAGATGACTCTTACTATTATTACACAACTCTACTTTGCTATTCAAAACGCTAGTGTGTTGGTCATCATGAAAATCTTGACCACATGCATAACACTTGTGTTCTTTGAGAGTTTCAACTTCTTGTGTCAGCTTATCATAGTTCTTACCTTCTTTGGTAATGTCTTTACGTAAACTATCAATCTTGCTATCGTACAAAGTTTTCATCTGTACTTGTTTATTGTACTCAGCTAAGTCAGTGTGTGCTTGCAACTCTGCAACAAAATCAATATGACTTAGTTCATCCATTTTAAGCGTGAGAGCCGCAATATCTTTGTCTTGTTTTTGCATCCAAGCAGTTTGTCTAGCAATCAACGCATCATATGCTTCTTGTTGCTTTTTCTGCTCATTCCAAACGAGTAAGTCTTTGTGTGCTTGCAGTTCAACTACAATATCAATTTTACTAAGCTCGTCATACTGTAACGCTAGTGCAGACAAATCCTCATCATGCTTGCGTTGCCATAACATTTGTCTACGTTTGATGGCATCAATCTGTTCTTTAACACGCTTGTTGGCTTCTTCAACTGCCTTGATACGAAATTCTTCTTGTTGGATATCGTCCTTAGCTTGCTTGATTAACTCTTTAACAACCTCTGCCTTTTCTGAAAGCAACGTGATACCCAATAGTTGCTCAATGATTTCACGTTGCTCATTATTCTTTAGAGCAAGGAATGGTTCAGAATATGTGTTCAACACTACAATGTGTTTGAACATTTCCGGGCTCATATTCAACACACGCTCAATAGCAGCCTGTGTTTCTTTGTTCTCACCTTGTTGATCTTCCGATGCTTTAGACTGTACATCGTTGACATAGAACTTTAGAACGTTGGGCTTACGGCCACGCTCAATTTTATAGTCAGTACCATTCACGTTAAATTCTAACGTGACCATCATACCCTTACCATTTGTACGATTAACTAAATTATCTTTTCTAATGCTATTAATGGGTACGCCAAACAAGGCATAACTAAGACCTTGGATCAATGTGGTCTTGCCAGTACCGTTACGAGCACCATCGCCACCTAAGTCTAAGTTCTCCCCTAGGATAAGTGTAATGTCTTTCTTGTCAAAGTCAACTGCTTGTGTCACGTTGCCAATAGATAGGAAGTTTCGTAATGTAATGTTTTTAATTGTTATCATTTATTTTAATTTTCTAAAAAAACTATCTTTGGCTAATTTTTCTGCCTTTGATGTTTTTTCTATAATGCTTTCTACTTTGAGTTTAACTCTAATCAAACTATGTTGTTCTCTTAAACTACCTATGTAAGAATGATTTTTAGACAACTCAGCTAATGCGATACCCAAATGCTTGTTAACCTTCATCAACGATTCTAAATCTCTGACTTCTTTTGGCATCATAGGTTGTTGTAAATATCCAGAAGAATCTTTTTATCAAAGTTTTTGCTTTCAATGGCATTGATTTGGTCAATAACGATTTGGTCAACTGACTCAAATTTCAATCCGTCACTACTCTGCCCTTGCTCAATCCCTGTACTCTTGATAGGAATTAATGTCATTTCTCTTAGTTTGTGTTCTGGTATCAATGTTTCACGCAAGAAGTTAGCCTCTTCATATGAAATATCAATATCAAGATGAACTCTAACATGACTGTCAATCAAAAGATAGCCTTCTGGGTTCTCTAAGATTTCGCTTAGTTTGTGTACACGATAGATAGGTTGACGAGGCCATGATTTAAACTCAGGTTCATGGTCCCACTCTAGTATCATCATACCACGTGCATCATCACCTGCGTCAGCATAGTTATGCGGGAATGCATTACCTACATACCAGATGTTCTTACGTGATTGTCGTTTGTGAAAATGACCACTAAACACCTTCTCAAATCCGATCATATGGTCTTCATTGATTTCCCCATGGTCTGGCATCTCTACCATAGCGTTCATATAGAAGCGAGGTAACTCAAGATGCCCGAACAAATATTTGCCCTTCATCTTTTGAAGTTTCTTGTAATCGTCAGATACAAGCCAGGGTGCAATTACAACATTACCCTCACTAAAGAAGTCGTTGATAATTTCTACGTTAGCTAGATGTTTGCCCCATTCTACCGAATGTATATCACGGCGATCACGATAATACAAATCGTGATTACCCGGAATAAAGAAGACTCGGGAGAAGGCGGCATTTAATTTCTCTAGTGCTTGTAGACCAAATTGTAGCGTGTGTATGTTAATACTAGCTCTATGGTGATTCCAGTCACCCAAGAAGAAACATGTTTCACATCCTTCTTTCTTTGCAGTATCAATGAACCAATCTACAAAATTGGAACAGTCTTGATTGTGTTGTATACTATTTGACTTAAGGCCCCAATGTATATCGGTAAAAACAGCGGCTTTTTTAAAAAGGTTACTCATTCGTCTATTATATAATAAAGCCGTCACATATAGCAACGGCTTTGGTTAAATTATTCTTCGTACACAGTTGATACTGTAGCACCCGCACCCTGTCGTGACCAACTTGGATTCAGACCATTCAACTCTAAGATATCATCACGGATATTTTGATTACGTTTTTCAGTATTGAGTACACGACAGAAACTGTTTGTGATTGCGGCTGTATAGTAAGCGAATGGGTTAGCTGATTTGGATTCGTTAAATCTTAGACCAACATAAGTTAATTGTAGAATTGCACTGTTACGCATTTCGTCATTGTAGGTGTACCCACGCCAATTATATTTCATTGCATATTTTTCGCACATCATAATATACATTCGGGCTAGCTTATTTGTAACTTGGCCGTGATCCTTACTGAAAGATCCGGTATCCAGATCACCGTTCCAATGACTTTTGCCCACGCAATAGAATGAATTGTTGCTGTCAATCTTATAATGTTGGAATGGGGGAAAGTTAACTTTGACATGAACCATGTCATCTACTTCAGCTTTAGTAGTGTTGTCTTCTAGGTCAGCGAAAATCGCATCTGGATCTTCTTCGTCAAACTCAAAAATATCTTTTGCTGTTTTCTTTTTGACTGTCTTACGTGGTTGTTTTGGCGCAACCGGAACATGTTCCCAAGTCATTACACGAAACATCAAATCAGTGATCGGGATAGATAGTGGGTCAATTGTACCTTTAGCCAGGCCCTGCTCAATGTCTATTCTAAGTGCTTGTGTCTCACGTGCTTGTTGTATTGTTTCGGGTTTAAATGCAAACTCAAGACTTTCTTCAATAGAATTTTGAGGCATATCTACGATGAAATCGTAGCGATGATATTCAGGTTTTGTGAAGTAGCAATATGAATTTTTGCTTTCGTGTATCTCTTTTAGAATGTCTTTGTTGTTCAAATAATTGACAGGTTTTCTTGGGGCAGGTAATAGGGACATATTTCTCCGTTGTTATGTTGTACTAAGTATAGCATGAATGTTGCTGAAAAGCAACGATTTTATGAGTGAAAGGGTAAAAACAGCACTATATTTATCAGATAAATATAATTAAGGAACCGAACAAATGGCGAATCAGACCAGACAACAAGTAGCAGACCAGCTTAACAAACTCAATAGTCAAGGTGCAAGCGAACAACAAATTATAGATTACGTGAACAGTGCTGGGTTTAAGCCCGATGATTTTAACGTTGATTTGAGTGGGTCATTTAGGCCAATGGTTATAGGCACCGGTACGGTTACACAGAACTATACTGCAGCCGAAGCCACAGAAAGTCAGCAGTATTATGAAAATCTAGCGGCATCCTCATCTACTGTTACCCCGGCACCATCAGCAAATATAGTTGCAACTAGCGGCTCAAGTAAAATCACAACAGTGACTACGACTCAAGTTACTAGTTTTCAACAGACCACCGGTGGCGGAACAACTACAGTATATTCTACCCCTAGTACGCCTACAGCGGCTAGTGAAGCATATAAAACACAAGCGGATCAAGCATATACGCTAGCAGAATCATACAGATTAAACCCTAATAGTAAATTTGGAAAATCTGCGTTAGATAGACGACTATCAGAGGGTAAAATAACCCAAGAACAATATAATGAAATTGTTAATTCAACTCCTGAGCAACGTATAACACAGTCAACTGCATACTCTACTCAGTATGAAGAAGCTAGAACTAAAGAGGTTGCGTCTCAGGCTGGTGGCGTACCTGTAGTAGAAGTTACCCCCGCACAAAATACTAGTTTAGTTAATGTAGATTATCAAAAAACAACAACAACTTCGTCTACTAAATTGACAGGCGCAGTAGCCGGTACTACTATAACTACTGAAACTATTGATGGGATAACTTATCAGGTATCTAAAGACGCTAACGGTGCAACAACTTCATACATCAGCCCTGATGGAACTACTATAAACTTAGGGCCTCCGTCAGACTCTGCAAACCCTCAATTAGTACCAAATACACCATCAACAGGAACTCCGTATGATGATGAAGGCAATTTAAACCCTGGTTGGGGTATTGGTGACAACGGTGACCCTGTTTGGGTTGAAGCAGGGTATATTGACACAACCGGTGAAGTTATCGGTAAACAACAAACAGTACCAAATACACCTTCAACAGGAACTCCATATGATGATGAAGGTAACTTAAATCCAGGATGGGGTCTTGATGAAAACGGAGACCCCGTTTGGGTTGAAGCAGGATATATTGATTCAACTGGTGAAACGATACAGCCTCAGAAAACTATTCCTAATAATAGCATTCAAGGCCCTCCATATGACGATGAAGGCAACTTAATGCCCGGTTGGTCATTAGATGAAGATAATAATCCTGTATGGGTAGGTAACAACGCTGATGGTAGTGTATTTGTAGAACCTGCTACAGTAGCAAGTGCAGATGAATCTAGAGGAGCCTATCAAGGTTCAACTACTGCAAAATCAAATACTAATTCACAAGCAACACAACAAGACGTTACTAATTCTAAACAGAAAGAAGATTGGCGAGTAAGATTAAGTCTTGCATCTAGTGCAAATTACCTATATAAAGTACCAAAAGGCTCTGCAGGGATATTAGAACCATTGCAAGCAACAGACGGTGTCATATTCCCGTATACTCCGCAAATACAAGTACAATATAATGCAAACTATGATCCTACTGATTTAACACATAGTAACTATAAAATATTTCAGTATAGAAATAGTGGAGTTGATTCATTCTCTATTACATGTGATTTTACTGCACAAGATACGTATGAAGCAAATTACATATTAGCTGTGATTCATTTTTTCCGTTCAGTAACTAAGATGTTTTATGGTCAAGATCAGAATCCAAAACCCGGAACACCTCCACCATTATGTTATTTGACTGGATTAGGGGCATTTCAATTTGATAATCATCCATTGGCAATTACAAGTTTTAATTATAGTCTACCAGCTGACGTAGACTATATACGTGCGGGGGCAGTAACTGCAGGAGCAGGTGTAAATAGGTCAGCTTCTAATGTGGTTAACAATTCTCCAAATGCGTCAGCAACAAGATTGGGGCCTAATATGATGGCAGGTGGAGTTCAGCCCGCCCCGATATTTTCTACACCACCAGGAACAGTAGATCCAACTTATGTTCCTACAAAAATTCAGATGACAATTGGTGCTGTCCCGATAGTAACACGTAATGATATTAGTAATAGATTTAGTCTTAAAGATTATGCAACCGGATCACTGTTGCGTGGATCTAGACATCAAGGCGGAGGAATTTGGTAATGGCAAATAATAGTTTGTACCCGGCAACAAGCCCGTATTATAACACTGACGTAGTAAATGGTAAATTTTTAGATATCATGAACTATCGTCCTATACCTATGTTACCCTCTGACATATACTATGAGATAAAATCTGTATACGAGTATAGACCTGATCTATTGGCTTACGACTTGTATGGCAATCCTAAATTATGGTGGGTGTTTGCAGAAAGAAATCCAAATAGATTGAAAGATCCATACTTTGACTTTGTTACCGGTTTAGGAATATATATTCCTAAAGCAGAAATGTTAAATCAAGTTTTAGGTTTATAAATGACAACACAAGCAGACATACAATCAGCAATTAATGCCTATCAGGCATTAATAAATGAAGCAACTCCAGTTATTGAGTCATTCAAAGCAAGAGCACAAGCTATCTTAGATAATCCTACTGAGAAAGATGCACAGGAAAAACTTGCTACGTTGTCAGCAGAGTACAAAGATGTACAAAGTAGATTTAACCCCGCCGCTACATCAAATAACAATGCAGTTGTTAACGCATTTAATGAATCATCATCAAGCGACAGGATAGCTACACGTGCGGCAGTTACCGCAGTACAAGATGCGTGGAAGGCCACAGTAGGGATAGCATTATCTTATAAAGATATAAAGAAGCAAGCAGAAGCGGCAGTAGCTTCTGCAAATAATCCAGAAAAAGATACTAGTCCTGCGCCTGCTGATCCAAATGCTCCTGACAGCACTAATACCGAGCAACAAAATAAAACCTATGTTGCATCAGGTTCAGCAGACGATGATTCAGGTACTGTTCAAAGATTTGATGACGGCTCAAGCATACAAACATTTGATGATGGGTCTACTATGGTCACTGATAGTAATGGTGACATTACATCTACACCTGCAGTAAATTCAGGTACTACTACAGCTGGAAAGTCTAGTACTCCGGCAGCTAAGAAAAGCGTACCAAAGCCAGGTAGAAGATTGCAGAACCCATTGGGTGAGTTTTCTAGTTATACCTATCAGTTAACTTTATACATGATTACTCCGGATGCATACGATGCTTTCATTGCTTCGGGTAGAAAAACAATTGATGTAATAACTAGTACAAGCCCAACTGGTCAAACAGGTGGAGCATATATTATTGCTCAAAGTGGTGGAGTAAACAATACTTCAAGCAAAAGAGCGCCTGGCTTTGAACTAGATTATTACATTGATGATTTAAAAATAACATCAAATACAAACGGTAAAGAAACACAAACTGCATCAAACGTTAGTGAAATGAGTTTTAACATATATGAACCATACGGTTTTTCTTTTATTTCTAAATTAAAATTTGCAGGCGAGGCACTACAGAAAAAAAGCAAAACTAAAAATCTTGAAGGATTACAAAATCCTTCAAAACAGTTCTTTATTTTAGGAGTTAGATTTCAAGGTTATGATAAGAATGGTAAAATTGTTGACGGCTCTGAATCATTCTCGGGTGATGTACTTGATCCAAATGCATCTAAGGCTGGTGGAGTATTTCAAACCTTCTATGATATTATGTTAACTGCTATCAAATTTAAAATTGATGGTAGAGCCACTACATATAATATTACAGCGGCATCACTCCCGCCTGCTACAGCAATGGGTATTAAACGCAGTAGAATTGATAAAGGTGCAACTATCGTTGCAAACACTGTTAGAGAAGCTATTGACGGTGATGGTGAAGGTGTAGAGGGATTGCTAACCAAACTTAATAAAACACAACAAGATTACTTGAAAAACAAATCAATTGAGATACCTAATGTATACAAAGTTAGATTCATTGGTAATAAAGAAGAACTTGGATTTAAAGAATTAGAAACAGCAAGTATTGTAAGTAAAGCAGACTTAGATAAGTCTAAGTGGCGCATGTCTAATATAAAAAACATAACAGGAGTAAATGATAGTACTTCTACAGGAGCAAAGCCGGATAGCACAAAACGCCAGATCGTTTTTCCAAGTGACACTCCAATTCTACAAGCAATAAGTCAAATCGTAGCACAGAGTTCTTACTTAGAAGAAGCAATGAAGGTTGTGTATACTGATAGTTTGGAACCAGAGTCTGGCTCTAGTTCAGATGACGAAATCAAACCGGATACTAACAAAACGATTCGTTGGTATAATTTAAGTTCTGAGGTAAAGTGTTTAGGTTGGGATAATAAAGTAGGTGACTTTGCATTTGAAATCACTTATGTGATTCAACCCTATGACACACCGGTTGTTATGAGTGCGTACACAAACTCAGCCGCAAAATATTATGGTCCGCATAAGCGATATGAATATTGGTACACAGGTAAAAACTCTGAAATTATTAACTATGAGCAGACATTGAATAATGCATATTTCAACGTAGCATTAGCACCCAATGGTGATGGGGCATCACAAGGTGGCGGAACTGATGTAGCTACTACTCCGGGTAAAAGACAAAATCAATCAAGAGTTGGTAAGTTAGATGTAGGTATGGAAGCGCAGAACTCGTATATGACTAGTTTATTTGATCCAGGCTCATACGCAGAAGCTAAAGTTACGATTTTAGGTGATCCTGATTTCTTGATTCAAGAGTCACCGGGTAGTATTAATGATGTATATAATCAGTTCTATGGCACTGATGGATTTCGTATTAATGCTAACGGAGGTCAAGTTTTTATTGAGATTAATTTCAAAGAAGCACAAGACTATGACAACAAAACTGGTTTATTAAGTATTAATGAATCAATTTTGTTTTGGAAATACCCTAGTGCAATTCTTAAAGATATTGCGTCACGAGGTGGCGGCATTAGCTATATGGTTATCAAAGTAGTCAGCACCTTTAAAGGTGGAAAATTCACTCAAGATTTAAGCTGTAGTATTAATACATTTGGTGGTGAATCTGATAAAGTTCCGGCAGACACAGCCGGCGGTAGAGAGCCGGCTACACAAGCTTCAGTAAGAGCGGTTGATAACGCAATTGATGCAGGATCAGTTACTAATTCTTCGGGATCAACTAATGAGGGTACCGGATTAACACCAAGCCCTACAACGACTGATGCACAAGTTAATGGTAGTAGTTCAACATCTGATCCTGACCCATTAACACCAACTGCATCTAGTACAACCACAGAAGTTACTAGCCCAACCGGTAGTACTCCGCCACCGCAGCCGGCACAACCAGAGCCGGCCCCGTTCGTTCTACCTAACCCATCACCTACTGCAAGAACTACTTTTGCAGGAGCAATGATTAAGGCGTACCAATCAGGTAATAGTATATTTGTACCAGTGTTTTTACCTAGTGGCAAAGAGTTAGTTAATGTCAATGGCTGGGGACCAGCACAGTGGGATGCACAAATAGCAATAGCAAATCCACAAGATTTGGCTGCATTAACTAGTTTGAAAGCTAGCTATGATACAGT